TTCAAATTCACATCCCTGGTAAGGCTGTGCCCTGGGACAACAACCGGAATGTGAGATGGATGAAAGAGGAGGTACTCACGACGAAACTGATCGTAATCCCACGCAGGTGTGGTAAACTCAGCTGTCGCCCCGACCTCTACTCCTTCCGATACTACGCTCCCAGGCATGTGCATTGGGATTCCTTTTGGCAAAGCCGCCAAAGGTTTTCCACTCGCATGCACAAACCGAATGATGAGCGTTGCCGGGCCGAAGTCGTAATTGTCAAACGTCTTGTTGACATTACCTTCGACGCCGGTGTAGTTACGCGTCTGTCCGCTCTTGATCTGGTAACCCAACATGTTAAGCTCTTCATCGGTCAAGAGTGTGGAGTCAAAACGCATCCAATTCATGTTGTACGGTAACGGCGGACCAAGGCTAACGTTGAAATCGATGGCGGAATGACCATTCATCGTCTCATGCGAAAACCGCAACGGTGTACCGCCCATAAAAGGGGCAGTAACCTTGATCGTCGGCGGGATATCAACGGAACCCGCTGCTTGGCCCCATTTGTCCGGGGGGATGTTCGCATGGTTCAGCTCCGTGTGCGGAACAATATAAGGTTGTCCCAACCTAAAATTGTCACCACCCGCCAAAGACAGGATAACCTTCGAACCAGCAGGCATGGATTTGCCTTTGATCAACACGGTGAAAAACGAATGGTTATACACCGTATCCGTCAGATCATCCGGATCATGCGGCACCAAACAAAAACGGTACCGCGAACGGAAAGGAGCATAACCCGCCATGTAAGGAGCCAAACTTGTGGTGTTCTGCAAGGGCGCCGAATTCATGGCGATGGAGGTCGAATCATCATAAATCGCATCATCCAACGCCGGCAAACTCGACTCGGTGGTAACACTGATTGATCCAGTGAAAATACCCTCGAGATAGCAAACAACGCCACCACCCCAAATGCGGAAAATCGATGCCCAGCGCGCAAAACCAGATATGCCAAGCTGGGGTCCACCAGAAGCAGCATTATGATAATGGCCCTGGGTGAGAAATGCCCCAGCCGGAATAAGAAACTCCTGATCTTCATCCTGCGCACTGATGGTAAGCATGGGGTAGGCCCGCTTGGACAAGGCATTAATGCTCATTTGCGCTCCCATCGCACCTTGAACATTAGGGCTCTCAACAACACCAACAGATGTGGTGACATCTGGTTCCCCGGAAGGAACAACGTCCTCACCAACAGCTTCCCCGGTGTCCATCTGATACCTGACGGACCTTGCAGGACCACCAGTATCAAAATACTCCGTGCTCTTGATCGTCCTGTTCCGTGCACCAGGAAAAGCAAGCTTCACAGAATGAGAGCGAACATAAATGTTCACATCCACAGCATCAGGGACAGTAGACGGGCCAACAAGTCCAGAATACACCGACAAAGTGAAAAGGCCAATCCTAGCGTTATCCAAAGTGGCCCCAAGCGGATTGGAACTATTCGGTATGTCCATGTACTGGGTCTGGCTCACATACGGTATCACAAAATCAACCGTTTGCATCCCCGGTTCAAGGGTCAAAACAAAACCGTATTGCTCAAGCTGTAACGGATCTACATCGCTGGTGCTTTGAACACCGTAGTTAGGCATAAGCAATAAACGCCCCGCATGCATATCCGTACAAACCACCTCAACACGCACCTCAAGATCGCCATTCCAAAATGCAAACGGAACGGCAATGTAGCTCATAAGAGATGGAACCACAACCGACCCAAGAATGGCCGAGTCATAAGATGCCATCGGACTGAGACGATGCGAATGCAAAAACGTTCCGGGCGAATGAGACATCTGCCAACTAACCGTGGTGAGAAACGTGAAGGTCGAACCCAGTTCACCAAGGTCCATAAGGTCCGCAGAGTTCGAAAAATCCGATGGATCCAACGGGCGCTCCGAACGAGGATCAAGGCCAAGGTAAGTTCCCGCCGTAATGTTGACAGCACTAGTAAGGCGGGGAGCTTGCGATGTCACAGAAAATGTAGAAAGCGAGTTAAGAGGACGATCCAAAGGAGAGACCGTAGCACTCGCATCAACACCCTGATCAAAATTATCCGAGCTACTCGTAGCACCAATGTTCGAATCAACAACGTGATCATAGTTGTAATTGGTAACCTTTGACATTCGCCCACCCTGCATCTTAACGTCAAGAGCCTTTTCATCCGCTTCCTCCACTTCATGGACGGCCGCAATATTGTGCACTCGCAAAACATGCGCACGCATGCTCGTAAAGGCCGCAAGGACAGTAACGCTAACAGCCTGAGCGGCGCCAGCATCGGCAGCAAGGCCGTTAAAAACCGCAATGTGAACATTGGCAATACGCTGAGCCACCAAGGCGCGCAAGTCCAAAAGACTCAACGGAGAAAGAAATGGAATGGTCAAAATAGCTGTCTCAGAGCTCGTGGGGTTTAACCAAACGTGGGGAAGCAGGAGCTGTGAGCTCTTGCTGCCTGCAATAAGAGCCTGCTCAGTTGCACTAGTCGTAAGCGGCACCGAATACGCGATCAAGCGTCCTTGGTGAAACCGCGAACCTTGCACAGTAATGTGAACATCCACAGAATCAAAAACCGCATAAGTAAAGGCGTCAATCATCCGCAAGGCAGCACCGCGGAGCAAATCACTCGGCACATTTGCAGTAAAGAGAGTGGCCCCAGGAGCATCACCCACACTCCACGGAAAAGTTGAAATGAGCTGCTTGCGCGCGCAAACACTACGAATGTCATACTGCATTTCTTGCAGAGGAGCACCACCAGCGGGCGGTGCCATATCAGTAAGGCCTTCCTGAGTCTGCGCAGGCGCACTCCCAGAAATAACAACAGCCTGATCCATCTGATAAGTAACGCGAACCCCATCCGGTTCCATAAGCGAGCGCCTGTAAGAAACTGCGGCAGCCTCATACTCATTATCCTCGGCGGAAAACAAGCACAAGACACCTTCCTTGTAGCGCTGATACAACTGACCATAAGTCCAAAAACGAGGGACCTCAAGACCAGCTTGCTTAAAAGCCTGGATAATGTCGGCTCGCAAGTCCTCAAAAAACTCGCGCCCTCGCCCCCAGGCACGCTGGAGCGTGTCCTGGCAATTGGCGTTCAACAACGCTTCGGGGTCAGCACCGCCACCAGTCCGTATGTAGCAAAGACAACCAACCAAGCTCTCGTCCTTTGTCGCGGCAACAATAGGCCACCCGAGAGCTGCCGGGCCAACGCGTGGAGTCGTTGACAAAAACATAGAATCAAAGAAATTCTTGCTTGCGCGCGGAGTACCGGTCTTGGTTCCGTCGGTGATCGTGATGCCTGCCTCCGCAAGCGTATCGCGAAAAGCAAAGAAGTTCCAATACGGAAGCAACTCCTCGGCAATCGTCTGCAAGTTATCATCGCCCAAAACAATGAGGCGCGTGCCCTCCCAAAAGCCATCATAACCCTTGTGCATCATGATCATGCTGTCCATAGGTAAGCCAGGGCGTAACTTCTCTCGAACACGACGGTAAGCCATAAGGTTAAAAAGTATTGTGCCAATACAATTAACCAAAGTAGTAAGGGCATGACCACTAGGGTGTCCATTGTCAAGGCGATAAAGCACACCGTCGGCAACAACATAGGTGTGAGCAATGGTCTCAAAAATGCAAGCGCGCACAGCATCGTCCTCTTCTGTCCACTCCGGATCGGTCTTCTTATACCAACCCCGAATGAATGTTCCAATGACATCAACCATTTGCGGAGTAAATTGCATGGCATAGTCCTTAAAGTCGGCATCCATAGAGTGCATTGAAAAATCGGACATCCGCTTCATGGCTATGTCATATTCCGGACCATAAACATTCATCCCAAGAGCCGTGTGCGCCAGCGGTCCTGCAAGCCGCATGGCACCACAAAAGGAGCCAAAATAGCAACGCGTAAGACAAGTAAGGTCCGTCGGTCCACTGAAAATATGGCGCATCATCACTGAATCGATTTTCCCTTGCGCCCGGGTTTCATCCTTAATGTTAGCCTCAAAAATGGGCGCATGGAACTCGCCAAGCTCACATTCATCACGAAGTGTTTCAATGCACTTGTAAAGCAAATCACCTGGCTCACGATTGACATCAAAGAGGAGCGCCTTCCCCGAACCGCCTGTAAATTTACGGAACTTGAAACCAGCGCTTGTCTTCATAGGAAGCGCGCCAATTCCTTCCTCCTTAAACGCCTTAGCGGAGTCAATGATCGGAATGACACGTGACTTCAGCGGGAGAAAGCGTTCAAGCTCCTCCATCACTGATTCCATAGCATCCTCCATCTCCTCCACTGTGAAAGGCATGCCTTTCTTAAGCTTAGGGACTTCCTTCGAC